CTGCCAGCGGGGAGTATGTCGGTGGTATCGGTGTGGTGGTCGAGATGATGATTCGCGGCGGGTCTGCATAGATGCCATTCGCCTCGTGAACCATTCGCAGCAAGGTGTCGATGTTCTTTTCATACTGCCCAATTGGCGTGCGGTAGGCATCGCCGGGGAGCACCTGCGCGATATCCCACAAGCCCCAATTGACTACGACCACATCCCACGGCGCGGCCATCCCTAGCCATTCGTCTAGGTGCTCCAGCGAGTAGCCCGTGTAGCGTGCATTTTCCGGCAGTCGATAGACGTTAGCCTCGCCAGCAAGTTCCGCCTGCGCATACGTGCTCCACCCATACGTGGTGACAGAATCGCCAACCAGCAAGACGTTAGGCAACGCCGCGAATGTAAATAGTAGGGCCGCGATGTTCATTAGTTGTTACCGCGTCCAATTTCAACCCATACAGACAGGCCGTCATCATACATAAGCATCACGCGGCTTGAAGTGTTTAGCAAGGTGAAGTCAGTCGCACCAGTAAGCCGGATATTTCCCGTGCCGCCGCCAAGGTGCCGCACCACCACATCACGGGCGGATGACGTAGTGCGAAGGATTACAATCGCGCCCGCCTCGCCGCCGTTGATTGTGTCAAGGTCATCCGATGCCGCAGCCGCTTCTGTGTCTAGTTGCATCCACGAGGTTGTAGCGGTAATCGCGCCACTTGCTATCGTGGTGGTTGCTTTCGTCAGTTTCATAAACTTGGAAACTGTCAGATCATCGCTTGCCGTTATTGCTCCAGCAAAAGTAAACGCGCCACTTGTTGACAGATGCCCGATCACCGTGCTTGCGGAATCGCGTATCTCCAAGCGGTTGTCTGCGCTGTCGTAGGCAATGCGGAAGTCGTTTCCATCGCCTAGTATGATTTCCTTGTCGTCGCTAAATTGCGAGTCGCTAAATACGTTAGCCATGTTAGGTGTCCTTCTGTATCACGTCGAAGCCGAAAGTCATTAGGCCGGTATCGTCCAGCATCATGTACGGTTCCCAAAGGCTACGCGCCGGATTGTAGACCGCGAAGTATAGCTTGCCATTCGTGGCGTACACGGGGCCGGTGTCGTTGCAATCGTCGATGATGCCGGTAAACTCGAAAGTATCCGCGCTGATAGTCAGTGCGGCAAGGTCAATCTTGGCCCGCCGCGTGCCACCAACGCACAAGTATACCGTGTTGGCGTCTATGACTTCGATGTTGCCGGAGCCTGTGCCGGAGATTGTAGCGTTCACAAATGCGAGCGCGTTGTCCACGTATAGCCGGAGGTTGTCTGCGTCCTTGGCAAGTGCACGGAATACGTAGGTGCTGACGATTTTAAATAGCGATTCGCCTATGCTAGTTACAGTAGTCACGGATGGGGACGCGCTGTGCGTGGTGGTGGCTGTAATGTCGGACTGACTTATTCCGTACGTGCCATTGGCGTTTTGGTCAACTAGCCGTTGAGCCGGTGCGCTGGAATCCACAACCGTTGTGATGACGGTGGTATTGTTGCTTTCGGCGTTGTCGGAATCGCGGAACACGCGCAGCACAATTTTCGCCGTCATGTTCCACTCAAAGCCGCTTATGTCGTAGGTAAGGTAGGAACGGCCCGTGATGCCGTCCGGCTCTGCAATGTTGGCAATCTCTATCGGCGTGGCAAGTAGCGGGTCGCTGCCATCGTCGGTGGCGTAGAGATACCACTTGTCCGCTGGCGAGCTGTCTGCGGTGTAGGGGTATGCTGCGGTGATGCGAAGTTCGCCATTGCCGATATTGATAAGGGTAGTGTTCTCCGGTGCCGTTAGGCCGGTGCCCACGTTCGCGCCCGCGCTGTTTACGAATATGCTGTGGTATCGCGTGTTGAGCGATGACAAGCCAAATTCGTTGCGCTTGCGAACGGTGACGCGGTGTTCACGTGTGCCAGACGGCGGGGCCGATAGCGCGTAGGTGAATGGCAAGGTCGCGCTCGTAGTCGATGCCGAGCCGGTAAGTGTCGGGTTGGCGTCCACGCCCGCGAATAGCTCGTATCGGTCCTCGCTGGAATTTGTCACGTGATAGAGCAGGGTTAACGTGTTGTAGAAAGTTGAGCCGCCCACGGTGAATTCAAACTGGACCGGCAACTCGTGGCCGTGGTATCCGGTGGCAACGGCGGGGATATCCACATTCAACCACAAACCAGTATTAACCGATGATGCAAGCGTGGTTATGGATAGCCCTGTTGCGGATGTGATGCCCGTATTCCAAGTTATTCCGGTCGGTGCCGTGGTCGCCGATGCGATTGTCTGTATCTTGTTATCAGAGTCTGCCGTCTCTTTGCCGATGCGCACGCCGGGAATGGCGTCTACGGTGTCGGTTGCACTTCCTGCGGCTGCACTCGTGCCTAGTAGCCCGCGCCCGCCTGAGGGCACTGTGAGGCTTGTAGCTGTGCGTGAAGTGTAGTAGACAATCTCTCGTGTGCTGCCGCCGCTTGTCTTGATGTGCGCCCAACCCTGCGCGGGCCAGTCTGCGAAGCCGTTAGCGGTCGCCGTGGTAATGGCGCCAGAGCCGGAGCCGGAAAGCTGCGCCGTGCCCGTGGTGCGTTGCGTGCCTAGCGTGCCAATCCACATCTTGATCGCGGTGATGTCCTGCGATAGTGCAGACTGGTTTGTGAGCATGAGGCCGGTGTACGTGCTCGTGCCCGGTGCGCTTCCGGTCTGGTCGAATACGCCCGGCATGAGTTGGATGTCGTCGTATCCGCCAAGCGTGGCAGTCGAGTAGTCGCCATCCCAAAAGACGCGGAGCCACTTCGAAGCGGTTGCGCCTTCGATGAGTTTTACCTGATTCGCGGCAATGGTGACGGCGGTTCCGATAGTTGCGCCGGGCGGCGTCCATGTAAGCGAGCTAGTAGACGCGGCGGCAAGTTTGCCGGTTCCAGCGCCGTTGTACCCGCTGGCTGCGAGTATGGCGATTTGCGGGTGTGGCGTGGTGACAAGAAACCGCTGCGAGCATAGGTCCACGATTGACCGATAGCCGCCGAGGTTTGCGGTATTTGCCGCCGTCTTAGTCTGGTAAACGCCTAGGCTGTCGCCGCGTGTGTAGGCTTGTGCCATGTATTAAGCCGCCGCAATGGTAAGCAGTCCGGTGCCTGCGCTGTAGGTGTATGTCAATTCGGGCGGGTTTGGATTGCGAATGATGACCGCCTCGAAATCAGTATTGACGACCGCGCCGGATTTGTCAACCGTGATGATGCGGTAGGAGCCGGTGCCCACATCGTCGGTTAGCTTTGCGGCGGTGTATTGGTAGTATCCGCTGCCATCTTCCGTGTACGTCTGGACGGTGGCGTAGGTGCCCGGCGTGGTGGTTTCCTGCTGGATGTCGTAGTAATCGGCATATGCGTAGCCGCGCCATTGCAGGGTAATCTTGGCAGGGTAGAGCACGCCCTTCGCGTTGGCGGAGGTTTCCGTGCTGTCGAATACTTCAATGGCCTGCGGTTCAACGGTGCCGCCATTGGACGCAAAGTATTCCGTATCGTCGGAGTCGCGCAGTGTGAAGTCATACGTGCTGTAGTCAAACACGCTAAACGGCGCGGTGCCGGTCCATGCGTACCGCCATACGCCTGATGATACTTTCGTTGGTGGGGAAAGGGTTGTGCTCATGTGGCCGTCCATTCTGTATCGAAAGCAAGCGTACTTGCGGAGTGTATGCGGACCTTTGCATCTATAGTTGTGTCACCAAAGTTTTTTGTGAAATACAACTTCCCATCATAGTAATCCATATCGTAAAGCGCACTAGTTGTAGAGGAAATACTTTCTCTGTCCTCATAAGATCCTCCGCGTGAATGCTTATAAATAAATGACGGACCTTTTGTGTAAATATGAAAATCATCAATTCCAATAGGGCCGAATTGTATCTCTTGGTTGCTAGGATATTCGTCATCAACTACTATTTCTGTTGAAACTGTACCATCCTCATCTAGAATGTAAAATTTCAGATCCAATGACGGAGTGCCAGATTCGTAAGACAAAACGTTTAAAATGCCTTGCTCATAGTTAAGCCTTAATCCAAACGTGTCTGTGAAAACGAAACTTGATACTAGTGTTCCGTCAGTGTCGGTCTTTTTGAATGTTGGTGTATAAAATGACGGTGTGCTTGAAGCAAGTGATACAGAAAACACATCCCCATCATGCAAATCAAAATCATAAACGTTTGTAAGTATCGTGCGGTCCCACGTGCCAGATTCAGAGAATACCTGCACGCGCCGAGTCATGTCTGCTACATAGACTTCCGAGTTGTACCACTTCACAATTGACGGTCTATCAATCAACCCGTCAGTCGTGCCAAAGGTGCCCCATTCATCTATCTTTGTTCCGTCAAGTTGGTAGGATAGAATCTTGTGATTCAGGTAGTCGCACACGTATACAACATCGTTGCCAACGGTCAACCCATAAAGCAGCCTAGACGGTGGCGTGCCTTGTCCAAACGCCTGCAACGAACGGTAAAGCCCTTGCTTGGACCGCGACGAAAAACCTTGCAGCGTCATGACGTTTGCGCCCAATAACGGCCCATCGCCAATTCAACCCAATTGTAGATGGTCCCGTTGATATAGGTAGGCACTTTCATAATCAATATTTGCTCGCCAACAAAATAGTTGGGAGTGATGATGAAATCCGCAGACGTTACGCCGTCATTGTGATTGCGTTTGTACTCAGGGTCGGTCGCATCTTTCGTGTATGTCACCGTCTCGCCGTCGATGTATGTTATCGACTCGCCATCAAACGGCCATTGTTGCAATAGGTACGGCTTGGCAACGTTAAAATTATCGCCCGCCGTGGTGCCCGCAATCACGTTGAACGCCTTGCACACTAGGTAATCTTCCGACACGCTTACAATCTGCGCCCACTTGATGTAATTTGACGCGCCCGCAACCCCGCCGCTATCCGGCAAGTCTACCGACAATCCGTCTTGGAAACGCCGCAAGTCCGCATTTCCGCTAACCGCCATGCCGCGCTGTGGGCCTTTGACGATGTTGGCGTCTAGGTTCTTGGCAGTAAGTGCCTGCCCCTTGCGCGGTGATTTATATGATGGTCCGATTGCCATGATGCAAGCTGCCTTAGTTGCTAGGGATTAGCTCGTTAAAGTCCACCCCGTACTGCGTGACAACCTCCTTGATTCCAACGCCGTTTACAAGGTTGTCAGGTTCCTTGCCGGTCGCGGGGTCAACAAATACCGCCGTTTGCGTCCACCTAAACCCGTCCGCTTGGAATGTAACCTCGCACAGCCACAAGTCAGGATTGCTGTCAACATCATGCCGCTCCGCAGTGAATCCGGTACACAGCCAACGGCCCGGCGCACCGTAAAGCCATGTCGCGCTATTCGTCTTGCCAAGGTACTTTGTCACCGCGTTGAACATGCTGGCAGGGTTCATCAGCCCGCGATAGGTAATCTCCACCAATGGCCGGAACTGGTTGACCTTCGCGCCCTGCGTCACCGTCTGCCCAGCCCAATTTGGATCGTCCGTGTCGAACGTATGGCTAACGGTAATCGGGAAGCCAATCAGATCCTTGGCAGTCTGTATCTGGTTCAACGTGCCACTCAGCACCGGAACCCATGTGCCAAGCGGCGGGATGGTATCCTTCAACGCCTTATACGTGACTGTGCAAATCAGCTTAGAGTTGTCATTCTCTATCGTCGAATACTCTTGAGAAACCACGCGCAAGTTGCTATCAAGTGATGTTGTGTCACCATGCGCAAAACCAGCCGCATTAACCGCCGTCCGCGCCTCGTCGATGCGAGCCGCCAACGGATTAGTCGAACCAGCCGTCAAGCCCGTGACAAGCAAGGTGCGCTGGAAGTCAGCAGCCGCGCCGGATTCCTCCGTGAACTTCGCCCCGCCTTGCTTGTAGTCGATGATTACGCTTGCTGCCATGCGATTACCCTAACACCGGCACTTGCTGCCGTCCTGTGTTCATTGCCGTCATTCTCGTGGCGTCTAGGATGCCCTGTAACAGCGGGATGCTGCCATCCGCGCCAGTGCTTGCGTTTCCTCTGCTAGACGCCGTAGCGCCCGCCGCAGACATGCCAACGGGATTCGTGGCACCGATACCACCAACGCCGCCAGTCACACCGCCAACACGCGGGGAATACTCGCCAGTGCGGTAACTCGTGCCCTCGCCAAAGTCTTTGATGTCCTTCGCGTAGTCAGCGGTTTCTTTCATCGTGTCCGCTATGCCTTCGCGGATCTTTTCTTCCTCTTGCAAGATGTCCAACGAATCGTCATACACCGCTTTCATCGGGGAGTCTATCTGCTCAGAAAGCACGCCGCTTGCCAACTCCTTGAACTGCGCGCCAATCGTAGACTTCTTCGCCCAAAGCTCTTGACTCTTAGCAAGTGCATCAGCGCTGTCCTGCGCAAAGCTCTTTAGGAATGGGTCATTCCCGCCGCCCCAATTGTTCCACGCCTTTTCCCGCTCATTCTTCGCCATCTCCACATACTTCTGAATACTTGTACCAAAATTGGTACCGCTCATACCTTCAAAGCCGGGGACCATGTTTCCCAACTCTGCAAGCGAGGAAGTTATGTTGTCAATTGCAAGCCCGATAGGTTTAAGGACGCGGAAAGACGCTTCCTGAATGCCGGTCATGACAAGGCTAATCGTGCTACTCACAGCCTTGAACGCGAATATAAAGCTTGTGGCGATAAGTAATACCGCAGCCTTCAAGCCATACCACACGGCTTGCATCTTGTAGATCGAGTCTATGACATACGCGATGCCGTCAACCAATCGCATGAGGCTATCGCTTACCATACTCTTTACCGCGCCATCTGTAGACTGCGCCCATTCGCGTGTAATGTCGGCAATGTACTTGATTGCTGGAGCAACCTGCACAACGATCTGATTCTTGAATGCGTTCCAAACGCCCCATGCCATAGTCACGGAATCGCCCATCTCATCGACCATCGCGGCATCTGTCGCGCTGAACACTTCGCCGGTTGCAATCATCTCAGTCTGCAAATCACGCAGCCCTTGAGAACTCTGCATAAGGAAAGGAATCATGTCAGTGCCAGACTTGCCAAACAATGCCGTTGCAACTGCTACGCGCTGTGCGCTGGAGCCTAGCGTTTGCATGCGTTCACCGATAGCGGTCAACTGCTCAGTCAACGGCATGCGGATCAACTCGTTCGCACTCATGCCCAACATGTCGAGCATGTTAGCAGCGGGGCCGGTTCCAAGGCTTGCGTTGCCAAGATTCTTTGTAAGCATCTTGACGTTGCGGCCAAGCATATCCATATCCACTTCAGCCAATCCAGCCGCCCGCTGCAATACTTGAATCTCTTCCGTAGTCGCGCCTATGGCATCGGCAAGATGTTTGGTATCTTCAATCATCGTGGCGGTTTCACTAAACTCATTCACAACCGACCGGATACCATTGGACAATGCGATGAGGCTAATGCCAGCAAACGCCGCCTTTAAAACATTCGCCGTGCTCTGCGACGACTTCTGCAAAAGGCTAAACTGATTGCGAGCATCGGCAAGCCCTTTCTTCAAGGACGCCGTTTCAGCCTTCAGGGATACTGTTAGCGTTCTGGTATCAGCCATCGTTCACAACCCTTATGCCGATTCCGTTCATTTGCTCAGTCACCTTTTTATACAACGTCTCGCTGTCTAGTGCCTTTGGGCCTAGCAGCCTTTCGCGGTGCTTGATGAACGGCATATATTCCACCATGTCGCGGGGCTGGTTGCCGCTTGTCGCAATCACAGCTTGGCACAACTGCGCCATCATCACTTCAACACCGTGCGTGCCCCACGGCTCTACCTGAAAATACGCCTGCCAATCAGCGAACTCATCGGCAGGCATGTTGTCTATTTCTTCAAGTGTTTTCCCAAGGGCTAGGGCGAGACGATGCCGCCCTAGCCACCTTGGGTTATCTCTTAGTTTTTTTCCGCTAACGCCTCATCGGAGTCGGTCAACTTGCTAAGGCGCATGGCAACCTTGGCAATGCGGGAGATCGCAGGCGCAGATTTGTCCTGCAAGGATTCAATATCCTTGTCAGTGAACACGCGCACACCGTTCTCATCGCATACGCACATCTGCACAATCTTGGCGTACACATCATCTGCAACGCCGCCTTCCGCCATGAAAGACTTTTCAATGCGCGTCTTGTCGCGGGCCGTCATGGTGTAGACATTCACGTCCACACCCCATTCAGGAACGTTGACAACTTCATGCGTACGATCATCGAACGCAAGAATCTTATCGCGTAGGTCGCTCATGCAGTGGTGTCCTCAGTGATTGCGCCGGAAACCTTGAATTTGATGGTCTGCTGCATAACTTCGCCAATCTTTGTAGCAGTACCAATATCAACACAAAACATCGACGCAGCCCACGAGCGAGCAGAAGCCCAACCAACGGTCACGGTCTCCGCCGCTGCACCCAAAAGCGTTGCGGTAGCATCTGTGCAATTGAAGTGGAATGTCGCAGTAACTTCGCCGCCGTCAACCAAATCCGCAGGGATGTAGGTATGACTGCCGGTAGTGCCCATATGTGTGCTTTTCAAGGCATCGCGGGTGCGCCCGTCCCAACTAAGATCAACAAGCTCCGCCGCAAACGTGGACGTGCCGAAAGTGATAGTTGCTCCGGTTCCGTCTGTCGCTGTTCCAGCCATATCGGTATCTCCTTGTTAAGCCCTTGCGGACCATTCGTATTCTTGCGTTACGGTAAAAACCCTGCTATCACTAGCGTCTTTGGGGTCTACCAAGTCAACCTCTTCGCGGCTAAGATGCAGCCGTTCAAAGGTTGCCGAGTTGCTGCCTATGGTTATCGTTACCGGCTCTGCGCCGTCTAGTGTCACTCTTATCGCGTCTGCCAATGTCATTGCGCTGTCATACGTTTCTGCAAATGCTGTTACTTCCGTTGTGCCCATCATCAAGCCGCTTGCCGTCACGCCGCCCATGTGGTGCTCTGTGCTGCCTTGTATGCGCTGATAGGTGGCAAACGGCATCTCTACATCACGCGGAACGTCATCAACAGAGCACACCGTATTCTCTGTGTTGTTCGCAGCAACAACCACAGCCGCATCGCGTAGCAGCTTTCGGATTGCAAACTCTGGATGTAGAAACGCCATTACTTATTCTTGTTCCATTCTTTGGCTATTTCGTTGAACATGTGATCGCGGAACGTGCCTACCATTCTTTCGGCCATGTCATCAAAAGACGTTGACCATATCGGCTTGGCGGGAATGCCGGGGTGATTCAATGTGCGCTTGCGTTTGCGTTGCTTAATCTTGTGCGGCTTTGCTCCACCCTCAAAGATGTGCGCCAGCTTGGAAAACTTAGCGCGCCCTTTTGGTGTTTCAACCACTTTATTGCGAGTCTTAATCAATCCAGCAAGCACGCCGCCACGCTGCACACGATAACTAATGTATATCTGCTTGGCGTAAATGGCGCGGGCTTGTGCGTTCATGGTCGTTAGGTCGCTGCGGACTTTCTCTTGCAGTCGCATCTTGAACGGGTTAAGCGTTCGACGCATCGCACGAGTGATAGTATTCCGCGCTGCCTTGCGGTCCATACGCATCAATGCGCGGTCTAACTCTTGCCCGCCTACAAACTTGAACTTAATCAGGTCTGCCATTACGACACCTCAACACATTCGCAGATCAAGTCTTGCCGCCGTGACGTTGGGTCATAGACGCTTTCGATATTCAACTGTCGATACAGAATCACGCGGGAATTATCCGCATGGCTCACTTGTGTCGTTCCAAACTGCGCACGCGCAACGGTTATGTTGTTTGAGCTAATGCCGGTTATGGTCATCAACTCATCGTCTATCCGCAACACGCGCAGTCGCCGTGCTTGCTTGAATAGCGCAAAGCTGGAATCATCTACAGCAATCGTTGTCTCTGTCGTTATCGCGCCGTTCAACTGGCCGGGGAATCCATCAAGCAGGAACCGCCGTTCAGTCGTAATGTCGGGCCGATAGTTGACGCGGATCTTATATTTCATCGCCGCGCTATTCTGTCCGTTTTCAACTGTCTCGGTGCCAGTGATTGGCATCACTTCAGCGTATACAAAGCCTACATTCGTCCACGATTCGGACGGCTCGCCACTCGTTGTGCTAATTGCCCTCGTCGGCTTTTGCAGGTACAGTATTCTGTTTTTCAGTCCCGCTCTTGGCATCAATCAACGCTCCATGTTGCGCAACCTTTGTTACCTTGTCATGCGCACTAGCAGGGCCAACAATGCGCCCCATTGCGCGATCGGCAACATCGGCGGGAATCTCTATAACGTCCCCCGGCTTGCAGATGTCGAAGCGGGTTTCAATCACCGGCTTGCCGTTGCGCTCCACCATCACGCGATGGCTAAACCCTTCCGGCGTCCACGGAATCAGTACCTTGACCTTGCGCTTCGCCATGATGTTTCCATGTCCTCTAGTGTTACGATTCGGTCGTTCATCAATAACGCTTCGACGCCACGCGGCATCGTGTTGACAGTGTTTCCGATTACGGTATCTTCACGCTGATTGTAGAAGTCGCCAATCATCAACCGCATTGCATGCCGGATAGTCTCTGGCACGCTTGCACTAGTCCCGCCGTATCCACAGACATAGGTGATCGTGACGGCGTTTAGCTTCTCTTCGCGGGCCTCGGGGAAGTCCTCGCCATATACCGGCATCACAACACCCGGCTCCGCTTTTGTGTCCACTTGATAGAGCGAGCTAGACCATGTTTGCGAATTGCCGTCTACATCGTAATAGGTTATTGATGTCACGCTCTGTAATGGCGCGTAGGGTAATTCGATGTAGCGGCAATTGCAGGGAAAGTCATCAAGGTATAGCTTGCGCGTCTGTGTGATATAGGCACGGTTCTGATGATTCTCACAAGCGACTCGTGCGGCTTTGATTAAACTTTCAATGTAGGTGTCATCTACGGAATGGTCTACACGTAGATGTGCCTTTGCCTCCGCCACCGTCAACGGTTCAACTGCTGGCTGGCTAGTGACTTCTGTTTTCACTTGCCACCCTTGCGCGACTTATAGACCGGTCGAGCGTCAGCGGTTTCTATCGGCTCGGATTCCATCGCCGTTTCTGCCACGAGTTGCGCGGTCGCCAAAGCATCTCCGCCATCATCAATCACTTCGACGTTTACCGGCACGGCGTACCCTGCGGCAACTAGCGCGGCGGCATCGGAGTCAGGCAAATCCAAGACTTGCCCAACTCCGAAATTGCCACTCTCGCAAGCGTATCGAGTTTTTAATTCGACAAGCATTAGTTCAGGTATCCGTTAAGTTGCTGCACTTTGCAGACGTTCGCGTTTTCGGTAGACCATACGCCAGTCACAGCAAGCGTGATAGCCGCTGTGGTATCGAGCGAGGAAAGCGCGGTGGCGGATGCGTCAATCGGTCCAGCAGTGCCTCCAGCGGTCGAGTATCCACCAACCACAGCCAAAGCCGTGCCAGACGCACCAACCGTGCGAAAGGTGATTTCACCGGTCACAAGGAATAGGTCATCATTGGACACGTTAACGGCAGTGCTGTCGAAGATAGCCGTGCCAGACACGCCACCAACGCGCACGCGCAACCGCAGCGTGTCGGTGGATACCGTGGTCGGAATTGCCACGTAAGCAGAAAACCGAATCACATCGCCAGCCGCAACCGTCGAAGGAATCGAGAAACTGCCAGAGCCTAGAATGGCCTCGGCGTTTGCGCCGGTTCCGCCAAAGTTCGCACCGTCAGCCGTAATGCTATTCAGCTTGCGACGGACTTCAGAGCCGTACACTACAAGGCTGTCTCCACCTTGCGGAAAATAGATATTCGTATTTGCGCCCATTTGATTCTCCTTAGATTGTTGGGTGGGGCGGCTGGCAAACTATTACCAACCGCCCCAAGGGAATGATTAGGCTTCAGCAGGGCTGATAACGAAAGTGTTGGAGTGCAGCGCGGTATCGCTGTTGGTCACCGGTGCAACCTGCGGGCTGTAGAGGTAGGCATGAGCCGCCGCTACAACCGCGTTCTGCGTGCCACGGTCAACCACGAGGCGAAGGTAACGCTCAGTGGCGTGCGCACAGTCGATGACAACGTACTGCGAGTCATCATCATCGGCAATCGTGACAGTGGTGCCCGCAAGGGTAGCCATGCCGCTCGTGCTGTTCGCCGTGTTCTGCTGGACGTAGCAGGAAGTCACCGCGCCGGACGTAATCGCGCCAAGCTGCACCACGAAAGCGCAGCCGCCGAATCCAGCGGTATCAACGATGGTAGACTCAATGTCGGTCGTGCCAGCCGCGCCAGCGGTGGGAGTCACCACTAGCTTAGGCAGCACATTACGGAAAAGCTGATTCATTGCTTCTATTCCTTTTCTGTTGTGGGGTTAAGCCAAGGTTACGCGGCGGAAAGCGGCAGGAAGCGCGGGCATGCCGTCAACCTCGGCGCGGATGATGTATCCAACCTGCGAAGTCTCGGCATACAGTTCAGTGAGACGTTGCACGCTCATACCAAGGGACTCGGCAATGTAGTACTGCTTGAAGTCGCCAAGAATGCCGACATACTGACCGGTCGTGAACGTATTCGGCACATACTCCGACTCGTACACCGGTAGGCCAAGCAGGCGGTCAGGGTCGCCAGCCGCGATGCCAGACTGCCACAGATAGCCACCAAGGCCATCGGTCAGCTTGGAGATAATCTTGATGGCATCGCGGTGGAACAGCCAAGATGCGCCACGGCGATACTGCGCCGGAAGCGCATACTTGATGTTCTTCAGGCCGTCAGCGGTGATAGCGGTGGTGGTGTTGTCGGTCGAGATGTCGTAGGTGCTGCCAGACGGTATGCCATTCGCGGAAGCGGTGAACACGCCAAGCGGCTGATTCGCGCCGGTACCATTCAGGAAAGCGTTCTCCTGCGGTACAGCCAGCTTGTAGGCAAGGCGGGACTGCACAAACGATTCGATGCTTGGCAGGTTGCGCAGCAGCTTCTGCGAGATTTTTATGCGCTTGGCAATCAGTCGAGGATTCAGTTCGCGCTTGCCGAAAGCCATCGTGGTATCCAGCGAAGTGCTGGAGATTTCGCCGGTCCACTCAGCATCAGACGGGTCAGCGTCAAGCGCAACCGCACCAACGGAATTGCTGCCGTTGACCTGAATCACCGTAGACAGCCCACGGAAGAAAAGCTGATTGTCCAGAGCCTGAATAATGTTGCCAGTCATCTGCTCGGGCAGGAAGTAACCGCCGCCCGTGTCGCTGTCAGCCTGGAGCACGGCACGCGCTTCAGCGTGATTCATAACGCCAGTCTTCAGGTAGTCGGTAAACGCGGTGCGGTACTCTTCGCTTGCGCGGAGATTCGCGGGCTTGCTGGTAGGCGCAGGGCCATCAGCAATAACCGGCTCGCCGTTGCGCTGATTCAGTTCAGCCTCGTTGGCCTCAATGCTCTTCAGTCGGTCGGCCTGTTCGCGCAAGCTCTGGATGTCATTCCAGATGCGCGTATCGTTGGCCTTCTCTTCGTCGCTCATGGCGCGGCCTTCAGCGGTGGCACGCTCCAGAATTGCGCGGCTCTGCGCAACTAGTGCGGCCCGCTTCTCATTCAGTTCCTTGATAGTCATAGTTCTATCTCCAATAGTTCGGTTTCCAGTTCAATCCGTTTCGCGGCTCGCTCGATATGCGGGTCAACTTGCGGCTCGGTTGAGTGGATTGGCGAATGGTCCGCCTCCGGCTCTGGAGTGCTCTCAGACTGCAAAATGCCAGCCGATTCTACAAGGCTACGGGCCTGTATCTCAGTCGTTGCGTATGCCGGAAAAGTAACCGGCGATACATCAAAAAGTCGCAACTCTCGCAATTCGCGGAGTGGCAATTCAGAATCATTCGATGCGCGGGTCCATGAGTCTTTGACTACATTGAACCCAAAACTCATCTGGTCAATATCGCCGCGTTCAATCTGTCGGTATAGGTCTTTGGCTTGCTGTGTGTCTGGCAGGTCGATGTCAATGCGTAAACCTTTGTCATCTTCCGCCAGTGTAAGCGTGCCATTCTTAGTGCGGCCTAGCACGATGTTGCTGTCGTGATTGAACAGTGCGCGCACATCGGCCTTGTCTTTGATGGTCTTCTTGAATGCGCCGGGCTTGACTACTTCGCGAAACATGCCGCCGATAGTCGTTTCACTATTGAATACCGCAGCGTATCCAGACAGGCGCATTCCGCCTTCGCCGTTATTGTCGGCGCGGAATTCGGCATCGCAATATATGTGTTGTTTGCTCATAGTCGCCTTTATCGCATTTACGTCATGGAATGTAAACGCTTCCGTTATTCAATCTGGAAACTAGACAGTACCTTCTGCGTCCATGCTTGAATCGTTATTATCCACGGTGCCATCTTCGTTTACTGGAGTCATGTTCAACGGCATAAGTGGCAGGTCAAGTCCTTCGATTGAATCTAGGTTCTCACGGGAGCGGACTTCGTTTCGAGTCATCCAGCCGTCTTTGATTGCTTGACCATATGCTGTGAATCGGGATTGCGTATCGCCGCGCAGAAGTCCTTCCATGTTGAATTCTGCAAAGTAGCCTTGCGCCTTTTCAGCAGCCGTGAATAGCTGCATATTGATGGCAGCTTCGATGTTGGCAACAATTGGGCCGACCGTATATTGCACATACTCGATTGCTTGGTGTTCCACGTTGGTTAGGGTTGAATTGCTGTGCTCGTGGACGCGTCCCGGCGTGATGTTGAACACACGCGCCACATCTTGAACGTGGCTGATGTTCGCTTCTGTCATCTGCATCTGGTCTGGCGATACACCAATTACCTTTGCAGTCGCGCCATTCTCAAGCACTGCCACGCGGGATGGGTCGGTATCATTGGCGTAGAGTACACCCCAATTATCTTTGATGCGCGTGATGTCATCGGGGCGAAGTCTGCCGGGAAATTCCAAAGCCATGCGCATGTTCCCGCCACTCTGGAAGAATGTGCGCTTGAAATAGTCGAGAGCTAGACCTATTCCGATTACACGGTCTGCAAGCTGGACGGGGGATAATCCCTCCCAACCTTCAAGCCGGAATCCGTTGACGTAGAAGATTTCGTCACGCGGCATCGCCTTCTTTTGGTTGTCGTCCTGACGTATCTCGAAAATCAGTTCACGGTCTTTGCGGGTGACTTCGACGCGATTAGCAGACAGGTTCCAAAGCTCAGACAGTGCGCCACCGTTGGTGCGTACCTGCTGGGCATAAGCCCGCCCGCGTAGAATCAGGTTGGCTAGGAATACGCACTTACCATCATAGGCGGTCTGTACCGCATTCCATTCGCGTTTGAATACTTGCTCTAGCGGGTGGTTGGCTTCGCGTACCTTGCTGCCATCTTCGTTACGCCGGTACACATTGCAGGGAAGCATCGCAATCGTCTGTTGAATGTTCGTCACAGCCGCAAGCACAGCAGGGGATGCAAGCGCGGAATACTCATTGACAGTGATGCCGTTCTTGCAATTAGTGCCAAGCAAGATGCGCATCATCTCCGACTCATTGCCGGGGTGCGCGTTGCGGCTCTCCGCTTCGCGGCTCTTATCATGAGCGCGGAGTTGTACAACTTTGGCTGCAAATGCTTCTTGGGTGTTGGTCATGCCGCAATAGTGGCATTAAATGAGCAAGTCTACAATGCTGCCGTTATTCAATCTGGAATTCTACTTATCACGGCGCGTGATTGTTACCGCGTCACAATATTCAATCCTAAACTTTTGCCGGTTGGCGCATACAGTGCAGATACGATACCGCACTGCACCTGCGATATTGCCGTAACATTTCATTGACGGGCTTCCGCACTTGTCACAACGCGGCAACACTTCGATTGCTTGGGATTTGCTCATATCACGATTACTCCTACATGGTCGCCTGCATAATAGTTATCTTCACTTGTGGCACCTGCCCACGCCATAACAAGCGCAACAGGTCCGTCAATCTTGTACTTGATGTTTCGGAATGCCTTGACCATCTTGATGTTTTCATCTAGGTCATAGGTCACCTGAACATTGCCCATCATCCAATCCATAATAGGGTGCGCGTTGTGCTCTATCTGTCCACCCATGATTGCAATCTCTAAGCTCTTGGTTGGTGGCGATAGGCTGCGCTTACCTTGCGATTGCTCCACCATTACGATTCCATCATTTGCCAAGTCGGAAACTAGGTTGCTTGCGTTGTATGGGTCAAAGCGGATTTCCTCAATATCGAATTTATCTGCAAGCGCAAGGATATGTTGGCGCACTTCCTGATAGTTGCATCGAACGCCGTCTGTTAGTTGCAGTAGGTTTTCATCTGCCCATTCGGTGTAAGGTGCGCCGTGCTGTTCTTGCAGCTCGTTGATGTTTTCACCTGGCAACCAGAAGTAACAAAGCACGCGCCACTTTTCGCCGGGAAACAAAAGCACTAGCGCGTTCATGTCGTTTGTGCTGGCAAGGTCTAGCCCGCCATAGCATCGCTTTCCAAGTAGGTCACGCTCGGAATACTTATCGGCTTGCGAATTCCACCGGGACATGTCCATCCAGCGGTTGAAACCACGCACCCATATGTTGAGGTGGTACCGCTTGAATTGGTCCATCTTCGCGCTATTGATTTGCGCGGCAAGGTGAATCTCTTTGATGTGTTCTGCGTATACCGTCTGATTGATAGACGGGTTGGCTCGCACCCATGATTGTTCATCGTTGGCGTCGGCTTTCTCTCCAGCCGTGTAGCACAAGCTAAAGAATGACGGGTCGAAAGCTGAACCTTCGCGTATCTGTTGGCCGCGCTGCCATTCCTCCCAACCGATACAAAGCGGGTCATACACGCCAGCCGTTGACATGCTCAGGAATAACGGCTGCTCTCTCGCAATCTGTGAACCGGCAAGCGTATCCCAAAGTACACGGGTTTTCTGTACGTGCAATTCATCGAATAGAATCAGGCTGGCATTGATGCCCTCGTGAAGCGTGGCCTCGGCAGATAGTGCCGCAAACTTGCCAGCGTTCGCCGGATAAAGAATCATCTTCTTGGAGTTGACAAATCGCAGGCGGTCCGCCATGGGTGCGCACGCTTTAGCCATGCGGCTCGCTTCGTCGTAGATAATGCTCGCCTGTTGACGGTCACCGGCTGCTGTGTAGACTTCCGGCCCTGCTTCGCCGTCCTTCATCAAGTGGTAAAGGGCTAGACCGCTGGAGAGTGTAGACTTGCCGTTCTTTTTGGCTATCCACAATCCACCACGAGTGAACCGCCGCCGCCCGTCCTTTCGCCGCCAACCATACAGCGGGCTTAGGAAGTCGTACACCTGCCAGTCGATTAGTGGGATCGGCCGGCCAGCCGCCGCACCTTTCGATACCCGAATCCACTTGGCGAAGAATCGGCAGACTCGTAGCGCGTCCGGCTCGCTGAAGTAGCAACCGTGGTTTACTACCGCGTCAACA